GCAACCATTCGCGTAAGCACAACAATTTCCTCAGCGTCGAGGTCTTTCAGCATGAAACGAAGCACGTCCGCATAGGAATTGCTGTCCGTAATCACGAACTCGCCCTCGTATTCAGGAACATACGGCTCGCCCTCCGAAAGCGGGCGCAGGTCTGTGAAAATCATGCTTCCCCCGTCGTCATAGTGCCAGCGGTTGCCCACGCAACGGTTTCGCCCGGAGGCGTGCGCGGAGGCCAGCGAAGGGCAATCAGGCGCGTGCGGGGAAAGCGGCGGATATTTACCGCATTACCTTGATTCCCGCCAAGGATGGCAAGGTCGCCGCCCGCATAGACTCCGACAACGAACCCGACATGACCGCCGCCGTTGCGCCCGAATACCGCAATAGCCCCGCGCCAAGGGCGAGTTGCGTTCAGCGGAATCTCATTTCCCCACGAGGCCCACGCCTTAGCGCGAACGCCAATAAACCCACGCGGCGGCTTGAACCCTGCGGCGTGCATACAGTCGGCCACGAACGTGCCGCACCACGGCGTTTCATCGTCTTTGACCGAGATTCCGAGCCAAGCAGAAGCGCGCTTCGCCATAGCGAGAATTTTCGGTTCGTGACGCGCGCCCGCGATTTCACGAATACCGATTTGCTTTTCAGCATATGCGAGCCATGTCGGGTTAGTCATTTTGCCGCCTCAAGTTCGATATACATTTCAAGGTAGTGCTTGGCCTTCTCAAGGTCGGCAATTCCGCCTTTTTCCCGCCATCTTGTGATATATTTTACCACATTTCCCTGAAAGAAGTCCAGTTCATTCGCATGGATGTATTCCACCGGCTGAATCTTGCGGCCCTTGTAGTGGTTGCCGCCAACCTGCTTTTCGAGGGGCGTCATGCCGCCACCGCCAGACGAATCATCGCGGGGCTGATGGTCGAGCGCATGACTTCGCCGAGTTCCTTGTGGTAGGTAATCGGGATAATCGCTCGCTTCGCAAACCAAGCGCCACGAGCGGCGTAAGCGTCTCGCGCGGCAAGTGTTGGGTGCTGGATGGTTTCGATGCCGTTCTCGTCTTTCTCGCGGCGGTGATGATAGTTTCCGGTGTGGACGTAGCGATGCGGACAGCGGCCCCACATCTCATCGAACATCGCTGGAACCTTGCGGCCAATGTCGTCGAACTTGACGAGGTGCGAGTGATGAAAAACCTGCATGGTCTTGCCCCACTCGAAGGCGTAGAACGGCAGCGCAGAGTCATCGACCGTGATGCGCGGCTCATTCTCATAGAGAACCTTGAACATCGTCCGCAACCAGACTGACCCCGCCATATCGTGATTCCCTTCGGCGAGAATCAGGTGAAGGCTTTCATGTTTTTCAAGAATCAGCGCAATGACGCGGCGCAGAACACGAACAGCAATCTCGACCATCTTCGTGAAGCGGCCATCAGCGTCAAGAACGTGACCGCTCGTCGGCGTGACGGCGCTCAGACTGTCATAGTGCAGCAAATCACCAAGCTGGTTCAAGATAGCCTGCTTCGACGGAGGGCTGCTCATAATCGCGCGCTCGAAGCACGACACGATAACAGATTCGGCGATGCCCAAGTCCCAATCTTCGCCGCCTTCTCGGTGCCACGCCAGCATCCCAATGTGAGCGTCCGTGAGCGTGTATGTCGTGCATAGCATATCATCAGACAGCGGCGGCGCGGCAATCGGCTGCGCGCGGGGGATTTCCTGAACCATGGCCGCCGCCGCGACCTTCATCGCCTCGAATACCTTTACGCGCTCCGGCGACTGAATCTCCCACGATTGCAGCACGCGACCATCGGCGGCATAGTTCGTGGAAATGCGCTTGAACGCGAATCCCGGAAGCGTCTCGCCCTGCTGCGTGGCGGGCGGCTCGACAGCGCCCGTGTGCGATACGCTGAAACTCTTAATCTCACCCTCAGCGTCGTATGTCTCGCTAACGCGGGTGACTTCCATGCCAGCGGGCGACGATACGCCACGGTCAGAGAGTTCGGCCTTGCGAGCGCGTTTGATGGCGTCTGCGACTGTATTCCGATGGCACCCTAGAGCGTCTGCCGCCGCCGCTTTGGTTCCGTATTGCGCGTATGCAGCGAGAAGTTCCTTGTCGTCGTATGCTTTATACTGATTCGCCATGTTCTTCTCCTTGGTAGTTAAAAGAACGCTCGAAACTTCTCCAAAAGACCGTTTGCGGCCAGACCGAGAAGACTCGCAAGGAATGTGAACGCCATTCCGATACCAACGCCAATTCCGACTAGGTGCGACCTTGCCTCTTTCAACGAAGCAATCTCAGCCCGCAACTCGTCGTGGCGCTTGTCCATCTTTTCTTCGATGTTGTCAAGCCTCTGCGGCAACGGCTCAAGAATTGTCTCAAGCCGCCCTATTTTCACCGCGAGTTCCAGATGAGTTGGTTGGGTCATGTCGCCAGAATCCCGCCGTCGCTAGGCCGCACCGGGTTTCCGATAGCCCATGCGGGCTCAGTCGGAGCGCCGGGAACCGTCGCCAGCAGCACCTTTTCAATGGTGAGATTGTCTTCAGCAAAGCGCGTTGCAGGAACGCCAGACGTTCCCCACACTTGGTCATAACCAAAAAACACGCGAATATCAGAGGCCGCAGAAGCGCCGACAATGCCGCTAATGGTCACGGTGTTGCCAGAAATAACAGCATTGGCAGGCGGTATGCGAACCTGCGTTGCGCCGTTGACCGACACGCTAAACCCAAACGCTTGCCCCAAGCCATCAGTTGTCGTCAGCGTTGCGCCCGCTGGTAGCGTGAAGGTGCAGGTGGCGCTGATGAACGGCGACGAACTTGTCACGCTCGTCATGGTGCCGCTATCGACTTGCGCGCCGGTATAGCCAAGCAGGCCAGCCAGCCACGTTGCCATGCGGTAAGACATTCGCGCGTTGCCGGTCAGAACGTCAGACGACTGGTGCGCCGTGTCGGTTACAAGGCCCATACGCTTGTCGCTTGAGAAGCCCGGCGCAAGTCGAGCTGTCGCGGTGTTGGCGGCAACGAACGTGCGAACCTGCTGGAACCAGTTACCCATGGTCGCTGGCGTCTGGTCGCCAAAGCGGTCATGCAGCGCCACCCAAATCTTGTTGCCAAGCGGGTTGGTGATGTTTGCGTAACTACGCGCCGGACTGCCGATGTTGAATAGATAGGCGTCTAGGTTCGTTGACAACTGCCCGGAAAGCAGGTCATCGGTCGAATACTGCCCGATGATGGCCGAAAAGCGCGGGCCGCACCGCAAAATCATGTCGGCGATAACGCCAGTGCCCTCAACGCCATCGGTTCCCCAATAGCGATAAGGGCCGACAGAGAGCAGCGCATTGGTCGTGTAAAGCTCGCGCCCGCTTCCAGGAACCGAGGTAGAGCGAATGCGCGCCCACATCCCGCCCGTATGTTCGGCCCAACGTTTTGCGAACGCGGCAGGGCCGATAGGCGTATCTTGCGGGCCAGTGATAAGCCGATGACGGAACGGGCCGACAGGGCCGCTCAGAGAGAACGGCCACGCCAGCGAAACGCACGGCGTCGGGATGGTCACAGTCGAAAGCGAGGTTGCGTCGGTCGTAATCGCGCTAGACCAAATCTGGCGCTGGCTTTGCCCGTCATCAATCAAGTCAGGGCCAACGCCAACCATGCCGCTCGCCCACGTAACGGTCGGGCTGGCGGCGTCACGAACTTCAACCTGAATGAGTTTCGACGCCGGAACGCCCGCAATCGTCAGCGTTGCCGTCGCAGCAGGCGCAACCGGCCCGCCTGTCATGGTCGCCCAATCGGTGTGGAACGTCTCACCGTCCGAATAGAGAACCGTGCGAGCCTCGTAAGTCGCCGATGCGCCGAGAGTGTTAGTGACGCTCAGGGTCACAGGAGCGCCCGCGTCGGGGTCGTCAAGGTCAATGGCCCATCCGTCGCCCGGCATTGGCATACGGACGCTAAAGCCCGCACTGCCATTGGTTGCGCCGCTCAGTGTTCCGAAACGCCGCACGGCGTAGCCAACGTCGGTGCCGTAGGTTTGAACAACAAGGTTGCCGCTACCGACTTCCGGCGCGAGAACGGCGGGGTCGGCAAGCGGGTCATAGCGGTCAAGTTCGCCAGCAAACACCGTCGCCGGGCTTTCACCGCGCGCCACGCGGCGCATTTCGGTGTCAGTCGGCACGCGACCGCGAAGGTAAGCGCCGCGCGAAACAGCACCCCGGAAAAAGCCGACAACGCCAAGCGCCGTGGCGCTCACGCCGCCGTATGAATAGACGCCAGACGTGACGCGCCCGATAAACGAGGCAGGCATAGCAACCGGCGTGCCAGCGTCCAGCGTGCCGTCAGCATAGGCCAGAACAAGCGACAATTCGGTTGACGAAAACAACATGAACGCCGTGCAAGCCTGACCAAGGCGAACGACGGGGCTAAACGCCGACATAGCTTCGGCCTGCAACATATCAGACGTGCGGACATAGAGCCGAAGCCGCTTCTGTTCTCCCGCAGGATTGGTGCTCAGGCTCGAAACATAGGCAAGCTGGAAGTTCGAGCCTGCCGTTGTGGTAACAGCTGTGCCAGTGCCGAAAATGCCCTGCGACGCCTGCAACTGCGACGAAGACGTGACGCACATATAATCATCAACGTAAACGTCGAGCATCATCGCGCCCGCCTGCCGAGACGCGCCTGAACGCATCCAGTTGGCAATGGCAGGCGCTTCGTAACGAATAGCCTGCGTGTTGCCGTTCGTTGTCGGGAACAGCAGCGAACCGCGCGCCGTCAATGGCGAAGGCGGCGGCAATGGCGGCGTTCCACCAGAACCCGGACTCAAGCCCCCGCCTTCAGAGAATCCCGTGAATCCCTTCCACAGCCCGCCGCCGCTACTGAGGCTGGTCGAACCCGACCACAGGCCCGCAGCCATTAGCGGCCACCCGGAGGGCCAGCCTGAACTGCGGTAAGACGAACGACGCCGTTGCCACTGTTAATCACAATGCGGCAAGCAAGCGGCGAAAAGGCGTAATTCGACTGACGAGCGACGGTCTGCGCGACCATGTTCGTGTCGGGATGGTCGAACCAAGTTGGCGTGACAGACGAATCAAGCGGGTTGTTCAGCGTCTGCTGCACAGTCCAATTCGGAGAGCCGCTAACCACGTCAACCTGCAACGCAACGTCAGCGTCCCCGAAATAATCGAGGATTGCGGCGTTCGACGTGCCGTTGTCGGTTCGTGTTACAATGACGGGCTTCATGGTCGTCTCCGATTTCAGTCAGTATAACCGAATTACTCAGGAATTGGAAGTGGAGGACGCGGATTTCTAACCGGAGTCGGGTCTTTTTTCACGATAGGCCGCGCATAATAAGGCTGAGGCACATCGTTACAGTCGGAGCAAACCAATACTCCAGTCCCAACAGGGGCATCACCGCCGCGAAACTCAACTTGCTCCCGAAGTTCGCCGCGCTCAACTTCAAAACCGCATTGGTCACAGATTGCCCGTGGCTGAGGATTGCGACGGTTGAAAACATAGCGACGAATACTCACAAGCGAAAGCCGATGGAGGGGGCGAAGCGAACCGGCACGCGCTCACGGTCTTCTGTGATTGCGGCCTTATAGGCGTTGACGGCCATCTCTGTCAGCATCTGCATCCGGTCTGGCGCAAACTTCACGGCCAGCTTCGCGGCGAGTCCTGCGGCAATCGCCTCCAGCAGCCGTCCTGGCGCGTCAAGCGAGTTAATGAAAGCGCCCGCGTCCTGCTGCGTCCGCATCCGATAGTAGAGCAGCGTTACCGATGCGTCCTGCGGCACGGGCCACACTTTCAGCGTTGGCGGGTTTGTGCGCTCAAGGTAAAACTGCGTCGGACGACCGCCAGAGAGTCCCTTGTTCGACAGCGCGAAATACTCCGCACGGCTGATAGGACTCATCATCAGGTCGTTATTGACGCCGCCGATGACCTGCCGCGTTGCCGCCTGCGTGATATAGATGGTCGATGCGTCGAGCGTGTATGACTGTTGCAGCGCCACGAGGGGCAGCGACACGAGTTCGATGGCCCACAGGTTCGGGCCGTTGTTCGCCCATTCGGCAAACAGAAAGTTCAGGCTCCGGCGCGCGCTGTCAATGTCATTCGATGTCAGAGTCGCAGGATTACGCCCGATGCGCTCAAACGCTTCGGTGATTACGTCAATCTGTTCGCTATCCGCGAAGGAATATGCGCCGGAAGTGGTCATCAGACGATTCTATACCACGTCGCGTTCGC